CAATTAATCACTGCTATTGAAACAGCTTTAGAAACAGACCCTACAAGAAACAGTAACGCATTAGATACAGAAGTCATTCAAGTAGAAACTGACGAGGGTAGTTTGTTTCCTGTTGGTGGAATAAGAATGACGATTAGATGTATGTATGAATATCAATCAGGTACACCATAATGGCTAAAGCAAATAAAGTAATAGATCAATTAGAACAAAAATTAGATAATATTGAAAAATTAACAGATGAAATATCTCTACTATGTATGGACGCAAGAAGAAAAATAGACAATTTTAAAGAAGATGAAACTGACGAAGATATAGAGCAATTTCCTGAACTTGACGAGTTCAATGATCTTGACGAAGATGAAGAAAAAGAATAAAAGGACTTATGGCTAAAGATATTAAATTATATAAAGATAATTCAGAGATAATTATTAATGAATCTAATCTTGAACATTTTTTAAGTCTGGGGTATAAGCAAACTAAACAACAACAATCTAAAAGTAAAAAGGAAACAAAATGGCAACACATCACGGAAAAGAAGGAGTTGTAACAGTTGGTGGAACTGGTGTTGGGGAACTAACAGGGTTTACACTAGAAACTTCAGCAGACGTAGTTGAAGATACAGCTTTGACAGATGCAACAAAATCGTTTTTAGCAGGAAGAACTTCATTCTCTGGAACATTAGAAATGAACTTTGATGAAACAGATACACCACAAACAAGTTTAGTAGCTGGTGCTTCTATTTCATTTGTTTTATTACCAGAGGGTAATGCAAGTGGCGACAGAAGTTTTTCAGGAACAGGCGTAGTTACAGGAATGTCAGTTACAAACTCAATGGACGCAGTAATTTCTAGAAACGTTACTTTTCAAGGAACAGGTGCACTTACAATAGGAACTGTATAATTTAATTTATGTCAGTTATTGATATTGCGAAAACGCATTTTGAATCTTTAGGTGTTCAATCTATTGAAGTACCTGAATGGAAAGACGAAAATGGCAATGCAACTATATTGTATTGGAATCCTATAAACTTATCTGAAAAAAATACTTTATTCAAAAAGTCTGATAACTTGAATGATGTAAGTATTCTTGCAGACATTGTTGTTATGAAGTCTTTAGATAAAGATGGCAAGAAAGTGTTCAAGGCAGAAGATAAACTAGCATTGATGTATAAAGTAGATTCTGACGTTCTTTCGAGAATATCGTCAGCTATGGTACAAGCTATCACTCCAGACCAAGTAAAAAAAAACTCAAAAATAACATAGAATTAAAAAATTTACTTATCGTTGCAGATAGGCTAAAAATAACTTTATCTGAACTTCTCAAAATGGAAGTTTGGGAGTATAATCATTGGTTAGGATTTATGCTTTTAGAACAAGAAGAAACACAGGCAGAAATAACAAAGAGCAAACATAGATAATGGCAAATTTAAAAATTAACATATTAGCACAAGATAAAACAAAAGGTGCATTACGATCTGTTAAAGGTGGACTTGCTTCAATTAAAAATGCTGTATTTAGTTTAAAAGGTGCGTTTATAGGTTTAGGTGGTGCTGTTGCTTTAAGAGGTATTGCAAATGTTGGTTCAAACTTTGAAGATTTAAGAGATTCACTTTCATCAGTTACAGGTGGAGTTAAAGAGGGTGCTCAAGCATTTGACTTTATAACAAATTTTGCTTTGAAATCTCAATTCAGCGTAGAACAATTAACAACTTCATTCATAACATTGAAAGCATCAGGTATTGATCCTACTGAAAAACTTTTAAGAGTGTTCACTGATACAGCCGCAGTTACAACTGATCAAATAGGTACTTTAGATTCTATGACTAGAGTTTTCTCTAGAGGTGTTCAAGGTGGTCTAGGTTTAGAAGAACTTAACCAAATTGCTGATAGAGGTGTTCCTGTATTTAAAATATTAGAAGAACAATTAGGAATTACTAGATTAGAAATTGCTAAATTTGGTCAATCAACAGAGGGTGCTAGAAAAATATTAACTGCATTAGAAGTAGGTTTCGATAAAGCGTTTGCTGGTGCTACTCAACAAAAATTAGATAACTTATCAACTTCATCTTCTAATTTAGGAATTGCTTTTAGAGGTGCTTTAGACGACATAGGCCAAGCTGGTTTTAGTGGTGCTTTAACTGACATGAACAATACACTTGCAGAAACTTTAAAAGCGTTAGACCCTGTAATCATAGCTTTAGGAAAAGCATTAGCACATGTAGTCCGTGGCGTAACAAATTTGTTAGAAAAATTAAATAGAGCCATAAGTATCTCTTTTGATTTATATGTTAAGTTAAGAGATTTATTAAACATACCTATTAAAGTTCCAGAAATTGATATTAACAAAGGTGAATTAGAAGAAGCAACACAAGAAGTTATAAAACAAAAAAATATATTTCAAAAAATAGGAGAAGAATTAAGAGGAAATGTTAATAAAAGAGTTGAGGCATTAAAAGAAAAATTTGCAAGTATTCATAAAATTATCGCAGATGGAGTTGTGCAATCCGTACAAAAAATGTCTAGAGCAATGGCAGAAACTCTTGTAATGGGAAAAGACTTTGCAAAAACAATGAAACAAATAGCACAACAAGTGTTAGTTAATATAATAGCACAACAAATAGAATACATAGTTTTATTAGGAATACAAAAAATTCTTGGTAAAGATAATAAAGACCAAGAAGTAGAAAAAGATAATTTAATCAGAAAACAAAATACTAATCTTAAAAGACAGATTGCTTTACAGATGATTTTAAACGCTATCGGTGGTGGTGGTGGTAGTGGTGGAAGTAACCCATTAAAGTTTTTTGCTAGTGGTGGGTCTGTTAGAAAAGGACAGCCAACGATTGTTGGAGAGCGTGGTGCAGAATTGTTCGTTCCTAATTCAACAGGACAAATACAACAAAACGCTAGAGGCACATCATCACAAGGTGCAACAGTTAATTTTAATATTAATACAGTTGACGCTTCAGGGTTTGAAGAATTATTAGTTAGATCAAGAGGTGCAATAACTCAAATCATTAATAACGCTGTTAATGAAAGAGGACAGGAGAGTTTAATTTAATGGCTGGTGCTTTTCCAATATCAACTTCTAAATTTGAAACTTTAGGAATAAAGTCTATTCAAAATACTATTATATCTAAATCTGTATCAGGTAAGAAACTTGCAAGACAAATAGACAACCAAAGATTTGCGTTCACAGTTCGTATAATTACAGGAACTAGATCAGATGTTTATGGAGAGTTAATGGCATTTATAATGAAACAAAGATCAGGTAAAGAAAACTTTACAATAATCCCACCTGAAATAGAAGATGCAAGAGGTAACGAAACAAACACAGTTTTAGTTAATGGTGTTCACGCAGTTGGAGATACAACGATTGCTATGGACGGACATCATAACGATAATCCACATGCATTTAAAGCTGGAGATTATATTAAGTTTGCTTCTCATAACAAAGTGTATATGGTAGTTGCAGATGTTCAGGCTTCTAGTAATGCTTCAACAGTTACAATAGAGCCACCTTTACTTACAGCACTTGCAGACGATTCAGAAGTTACTTATGACAATGTTCCTTTTACAGTACACCTAACAAATGACATTCAAGAATTTGGTGTAGTAGGAACTGCTAAAGATGGTGCGTTTTTATACCAATATGAATTTGATGTAGAAGAATCTTTATAGATGACAAAATATTTAGTAAGGCATTATGTAACTGCTGATTTTCTTGCAGAAAAAATAGTAGATGAAAGTGAATTAGATTCTGAAAAAAACAATTTAAAACAAAATACTATTCCAGATGGAAGTTTCAGCTTTATTATGGTAGAACAAAGCGAAAAACTAATAAGAACAACATACGAGAAATATGACGAGAGCCTTAACAACAGCGATAAAGAACGAACTAGCCACAAATGATATTAGGCCATTTCATTTACTTACAATAGGCTTTAGTACTCCTGTAAATTTTACTGATTGTAGTTTTCCATTAACTTCTTCAATCTCTGGTAGTTCTGTTACTTATACTTCATCAGATTTTATTATAGGTGTTTCAGATTTTACTGAAGAAATAGATGTAACTAAATCAAGTTTAACAATATCTTTATCAGGTGCAGATCAAACATTTATTTCTACTGTACTTAATGAAAATGTTACTAACGATGCAGTAACTATTTTTAGAGGACTATTAGCAGATGATAATTCAATTATTGCTGATCCTTTTTTGTTGTACAAAGGTAATATAGAAAATTTCGCAATAAATGAAAATACAAAATCAAGTGTTGTTAATTTATCAGTAGTTTCTCATTGGGCTGACTTTGAAAAAAAGAATGGAAGAAAAACAAATAATACATCACAACAAAGATTCTTTAGTACAGATGTTGGTATGGACTTTGCATCTCAAACAGTTTTAGATATTAAGTGGGGTAGAGAATAATGTTTCAATGGTTTGATAAAATATTAATTAAAATTGCAAAGAAGATACTTAACAAACATGCACCTAAAGGAGAGTTCATTGCATACATCAATAAAAAAGAAGAAAAATACTTAAAACAACAAGGTGGTTCTGGGTTAGTTATAAAGAAAACAGGAATCAAATCTTTCTTTGGTGGATTTAAGTCTGTTTTCAAATCAGTTGCTAGTTTTTTTACTATGTCTAATCCTATTGTACAATTAATTGCAACTGTTGCTATCGCATGGTTATTTAGACCTAAAGTACCTGACCTACCTGACTTTGGTGTTAATGAAGCAGATGACTTTGAAACAGGAGTTCTTTTAAACAAACAATCTAATGACGCTAATATTCCTGTAATTTATGGAGAAAGATTAGTTGGTGGTGTTAGAGTTTTTGTAGAAACTTCAGGAACAGATAATACTTACTTGTATGTTGCTTTAGTATTGTCAGAGGGCGAGATAAATTCAATAGAAGAAGTAAGAGTTGATGACAAAGTTGTTACTTGGGCTAGTGCTTTATCTGATGGAACAGAAGTAGAAGTAGGCAGTGGAGATAGTAATTTTTATAAAGATAGTGAAAGTTTAATTAAAATAGAACCACATTTTGGAACAGATGGACAATCAGCATCATCAATATTATCTACTTTATCTAATTGGGGAAGTAACCATAAACTATCAGGCATATCATATTTAGCTTTAAGGTTTAAATGGAATCAAGATGTATTTTCTGGAATACCTAAAATACAAGCAAAAATAAAAGGTAAAAAAGTTGTAGCATATAATTCAAGTTTAGTTGCACAAACACCAGCTTTCTCAACAAACCCAGCTTGGTGTTTATTAGATTATTTAACTAATAGTAGATATGGAAAAGGTTTAACTACTAGCGAAATAAATTTACAAAGTTTTTATAATGCTTCACAAGTTTGTGAAACACAAGTTACTCCATATTCAGGTGGTAGTGATATAAATATTTTTGATACAAATGCAGTTATAGATACATCAAAAAAATTATTAGAAAATGTTAGAGAGTTGTTAAAAGGTTGTAGAGGTTATCTTCCATACACACAAGGTAAGTATAATTTAATTATAGAAACAACAGGAAGTGCGTCAATAACATTAACTGAAGATGATATTATTGGTGGATATAATTTACAAACTCCAGCAAAAAATGAAAAATATAACAGAGTAATTGTATCTTATGTTAACCCTGATCGAAATTTTCAAGTTGATGAAGTACAGTTTCCACCAATAGATGATTCAGGATTACCAAGTGCAGATCGTCATGCAACAATGAAAACAGATGATGGTGGTTTTTTATTAGAGGGTAGATTTGAATTTGGTAAAGTTATTACTAATACTTATCAAGCAGAAGAAATGGCTGAAGTTATTTTAAGAAGAACTAGAAATTCTGCAAGACTTTCAATTAATGTTTCGTTTAGTGCGTATGATTTGGCTATTGGAGATATTGTTAATATTACACATTCTAGTATTGGATATTCTGCAAAACCATTTAGAGTGTTATCTATTAAATTTAATCCTGATTTTACATTAGGTTTAGATTTGGTTGAACACCAAGACGCACATTACACGTGGGCAACCAAGACACAAGCTACTTCAATTCCATCAACTAATTTACCTAATCCATTCACTGTCCAACCACCAGCAAGTGTTACTTTAAATGATACTTTAGTTGAATATAATGATGGAACTGTAATTGTAGCTTTAGATGTAGCGATAGGTGCTTCTCCTGATAGCTTTGTAGATTATTACCAAGTAGAATATAAATTAAGTACAGATTCAGATTTTATAATTTACGCACAAGGTTCAGGATTAAATCACAGAGTTTTAAATGTAATTGACCAAAAGATTTATAATGTAAGGGTTAAGGCAGTTTCAAGTTTAGGGGTATCATCAACTTATGTATCAGCAACAAGAACAATAGTAGGTGCTATTGAGCCACCTAGTGATGTTGAGGATTTTGCTTGTAATATTGTAGGACAAGAAGCACATTTAAGTTGGACACAAATACCTGATTTAGATTTAGCATATTACAATTTAAGATTTAGTGAAGAAACTGATGGAACTGCTGATTGGCAGAACTCGGTAGCATTAGTAGAAAAAGTATCAAGACCAGCAACTTCAATATCTGTACCAGCTAGGGCTGGAACTTATCTTTTAAAATCAGTAGATAAATTAGGTAACTTTAGTTCTAATGCAACTGCAATTGTTTCTAATGTAACAGGAATATCTAACTTTAATGCAGTAGCCACACAATCTGAACACCCAACATTTGCTGGAACTTTAACTAATACTGTAATTACAGATGATGCTATTGAATTAGATTCATCAGAATTATTTGATAGTGCGTCAGGAAATTTTGATACAGAAACAACTAGATTTTTTGATTCTGGTGTTGCTAATGCTGATTTTTATGCAAGTGGTAATTATTTATTTGCAGATGTAATTGATATAGGTGCTAAACACACAGCTAGAATCACAGCTAGTTTAACTCAAACATCAGATAATCCAGATGATTTATTTGACAACAGATCAGGACTATTTGATTCAGCTTCTTCTAACTTTGATGGAGATACACCAGCTAATGCAAATGCACATATAGAAGTTGCAACAAGTGATGATAATTCTACATATACAGCTTTTCAAAACTTTGTTATTGGAGATTACACAGCTAGATATTTTAAATTTAGAGTAGTATTAATTTCAAGAGATGGTGCTTCTACACCTAGAGTATCAGCAGTAACAGTAACGATTGATATGCCTGATAGAATATTTAGTGGAAATGATATAACATCTGGTGCTGGTACTAAAACTGTTACATTTACAAACCCATTTAAAAGTGATAATTATGCAGTTGGAATTACAGGACAAGGAATGGCAACAGGAGATTTCTTTT